CCTGTACCTACTGAGGGTGCTGAACAAGTAGTTAATGGAGATTTTGCTACAGATACGGATTGGACAAAAGGCACAGGGTGGACTATATCAGGTGGAACTGCTACTTACAATAATTTAGGGGTTGCAAGTAATCTAACACAAAATATAGGGGGTATAATAGGTAAAGTGTATGAAGTTAAATTCACAACTAAATCTGACGTTTCAGGAGCTTTAGCTATTGCTTTAGCATCATCTTACACGTCTATATCTGTTTCGGCAGATACAGAATACTCGCTAAAAATTACATCTAATGGGGCATCTCTCGTTATTAGAGCAACTACAAATTTCACAGGTTCTATTGATAACGTATCAGTAAAAGAATGGGTTGGTGCAGATATGGATGTTACTAGAGCAACTGCTGCTACAAGAGTAGATGAGAATGGTTTAGTAAATTATGCTTTAGGAGTTGAGGAAGTTACTAATGGAGATTTTTCTAATGGAAGTACAGATTGGACACCTTATGGCTCTACATTTGTAGTAAGTAATGCAAACCCTTACAATGGAAATGATACAGCTTTATTTACTGCATCAGGAGTAAATGGTGCTAAGGTTACTCAAAGCATTTCTACAGTAATTGGAAACACTTATCATTTTAGCTGTTATGCACAATATAATAGTGGAGACTATACACATATTGAAATTGAAGGTGTTTTAGAATATCCTAATGGACTCGAAGTAAGTAATTCTCTTAATACTTGGACTTATTTAGAAACATCATTTACAGCTACATCAACAACTTCAATTGTAGCTGTAAGAGAAAGAGGGGGTAGCAACAATGCTTCTTGTTATTTATATGGTTTAAGTGTAAAAGAAGTTAATAATGTACCTCGTATAGACTACACAGGAGGAGGTTGTCCACATATATTAGCAGAGCCTCAGAGGACTAATTTGGTTACTTATAGTGAGGATTTTAGTAATAGTAGTTGGTTTAATACAGGAACAACAGAAAGTATTGCTGCAAGTATTACAGACCCATCAGGCAATAATAATTCTTATAAATTAATTGAATCTTCAAATACAGGGTTTCATTTTACAAACACCTTCACATCTACATTAAGTGGTGCAAATACATTTAGTTTTTACGCTAAATCATCAGAAAGAACACAGGTAAGTGCGTTTTTATCTCAAAGTGGTAATGTTGGTGCTATATTTAATTTGTCAGCAGAAACATCTACGCCAAGTGGTACAGGTAATACTTCTACAATAGAAAATGTAGGTAATGGTTGGTATAGATGTGTAGTTTCAAATAATGGAAGTTCAGAGATTTCAAATAATATAAGGATAGGAGTTCAGAATGGTGCTTTAGATTCCTATACAGGTGATGGAACTTCAGGGGTTTTTATTTGGGGCGCACAAATAGAACAAGGCTCATATCCAACATCATACATACCAACCTCAGGAAGTACAGTAACAAGAAACCAAGACATCTTCACAAGAGATGGTATAGGTAGTTTGATTAATAGTACAGAGGGGGTTTTGTTTGTAGAGATGGCTGCTTTGAGTGATGATTCTACAAATAGACAATTAACTTTATCTGATGGGAGTGATACTAATAGAATTGTATTAAAATATGACAATCAAAGTAATATCATACAATCGTTTAATAGAGTTAGTGGAGTGGAAACTGCTTCTTTATCTGCAACTGTATCTGATATAACACAATTTAGCAAAATAGCAATCAAGTATAAATTAAATGATTATGCTATGTGGATAGATGGAGTTGAAGTAGATACCGATAACACAAGTACAACATTTCCATCTTCTACATTAAATAAATTGTCTTTTGGTACATCTTCTAGTTTATTTGCAAAAGTAAAACAACTACAAGTCTACGATACAGCACTAACAGATGAGCAATTAGAAGCTTTAACTACATAAAATGAACATATATAAATTACACTACGACACAAAAGCAGAAGGAGATGCTGACTTACTTGCTAAAGGTACTTATGAAGTAATAACTGAAGAAGGAGTTACTCAAGAAGTGTACAGAAATGGTACACAGGCTATCGTGTATCTTGGTAAGATAGTAGAGATACCTGCAACTTATGATAAAGATGGTAAAGAATTAACACCACCTGTATATTATGATGGAGTATTTTACGACCTAATGACTACAGAAGAATATGACTTTGGAATACACGAGTTATTTCCTGTAGATTGTGTACATTCGTTCTTAGGTTACGAAAAGAACGCTGAAGGTACAGATGTAGACCCTGATGAATTAATAATAGAATAAAATGGATAACATACTTTCAATAAATTTAGAAACATCAACAGCTCCAATAATACAAGAAGTAAGAGGTAGGGATTATATAGAATATGGTACAGATGAGTGGAAAAACTTGTATCCTCAATTTTTAATTGACCTTTACTATAATTCAAGTACTCACGCTGCAATTATAAATGGTACTGCTGAAATGATTGCAGGAGAAGATTTAATTTGTGAAGAAGATGATTATAATTTAGATGCTTTTGTAAAGCTTAAGAAGTTTTTAAGACACGCAAATAGTAAAGAAAGTTTACACCAAGTAATAAAGAAAGTATCATTTGATTTCAAGCTTCAAGGAGCTTACGCTTTACACGTTATTTGGAATAGAGAACGTACAGAGATAGTTGAGCTTTTCCACGTTCCTGTAGAGAGAGTTAGAGCAGGAAGACCTAATGAAATGGGTGTTGTAGATTGTTATTATATAAGTGCTGATTGGGGAAACACGAGAACTAATAAGCCTTATCCTGTTGCAGCTTTTAATGTAAACGATAGGACTTCAGGAAGTCAATTACTATATACAGGTTCTTATAGTCCTAATATGGACGTCTATCATACACCTGATTACATAGCAGCTAATAATTGGGCATTGGTAGACCAAAGAGTTGCAGAGTTCCACCTAAACAATATACAGAATGGATTTAGTGGTAGTTATTTCGTTTCTTTTGCTAATGGCATACCTACTGCTGAAGAACGAAGACAAATAGAACAAAGCTTAGTAGAAAAATTCACGGGAGCATCTAATAGTGGAAAATTTGTATTGACTTTCTCAGACGATAGAAGTAGAGTTCCTGAAATAACACCGATAAGCGTTTCTGATGCCGATAAGCAATATCTAGCACTTCAGACTTTGCTTGTTTCAAATATTATGACAGGGCATCGTGTAACGAGCAAAACTCTTTTAGGGATTGATTCTGACAATGGTTTTTCATCAAATGCTGATGAACTTCTGAACGCTGCAAATTTCTATCAAAATACAGTAATTCGTCCTTTCCAATTAAATATCTTAAATACTTTACAGACTATATTTTCAGTTAATCAAATAGATTTACCTGTAAGTTTTGTTCAGTTGAAACCTATTACAATTAAATTTGATTCTGAAACTATTAGAGATGTAATGACGCAAGATGAAATTCGTGAAGAAATAGGACTTGCACCATTAACTGAAGAAGAAGAAAGAGAAGACTTTTCAAGTGAGAAAACAGAGCTACAAAATTGGATAGAGGAATTTGGAGAGGATATGCCTGAAGATTGGGAATTAATAGATGAGGAAGTGGTAGATGGAGAACACAATGACTTTGACTTTGAACAAGTATTAAATGAAGAAGCAAACGAAAAGTTAGAACTTGCGTCAGCAGTAAGTGCAACACCAAATAAAAGAAGTAGTCAAGATGGAGTAAATAAGTCTTACAATGACTATTACAAAGTTAGATATGTATATGCTACTGACAACTTCTTAACTAACAAATCAGGAACAAGCAGAGATTTCTGTAAGGATATGGTATCAGCTAAAAAGATTTATACTAAAGAAGATTTAAAAGATGCAAATAGTCTAGTGTTAAACAAAGGATTTGGGGAAGGAGGAACTAAAAAATACAATATATTTTTATATAAAGGAGGGCCTCAATGTAGGCACTTCTTCTTGAGGAGGATTTACAAGACTTCATTAAGAGCAGCTAAGAGTAAAATATCTAGCAGTCAATTAATCTCTTATACTAAAGCTAGGTCTGAAGGGTTTACAGCAGAAAAGAATGACAAGCTTGTAGCGATAGCACCACAAAGAATGAAAAATAACGGATACAAAAACCCTAGATAACTATGAGCTACGTACTATTTATATCAGAGGCTAAATTAAAGGACTCTACGGCAATCAATCTTAATGTTGATGTAGACCTACTACTTCCTTACGTAAGGCAAGCACAGAAGCTCTATGTGGAAACTAAGCTAGGTACAGACTTGAATCAAAAGCTAAAAGACTTAATCGTTGCAGGAGAAGTGAATTTACCTGTAAACGCAGCTTATAAAACTTTGTTAGATGACTACGTTGGAGATATGCTGCCGAATTGGGCATTTTATCACGCTGTTCCATTCCTGAGATTTAAGATTGAGAACGGCAATATTTACTCAAAGACATCAGAAACAGGAACGGCTTTAAGCACAGAGGAAAGTCAGCACTTACGAGAAGAAGTTAGGAATACAGCTGAATACTATACAGAAAGAATGATAGACTACATTTGTAATAACAATTCACTTTTTCCTGAATACAATACAAATACAGGAGCAGACGTTAATCCTGACGAAAATGCTTACTATAACGGAATGAATCTTGAAAGACCAAGAGAACAAGGAACAAGATTTACAATAAGAAACGTATTAGGAAACTTAAATTAATGAAGAAACGCTACAAGACAAAACCAATTAATATAACTAAGCTTAAATCCTACTTGGATAAAAAGCCTAAAAATAAAAGCAATGCAAGACAGCCTTCAAGTAGGAATAGCAAATAGTACAGCAATAGGATTAAGTATAGGACAGGCAAATCAAGTTCTGACTCTAGTTTCTTTATCGCTAGCCATAGCTTTTACCATCTACAAGTTTATCAAGTTTGATAAAAAAAAATGATTAACCTCTTATTAATTAGAGATACATTTAGTAAGAAGTCTACGATTGGAGAACTCTTTTTAAATGGAGAAAGAATTTGTGATACCTTAGAGAATCCTTGGCAAGATAATCAAAGGAATGTAAGTTGTATTCCTCAAGGTGTTTATCCTGTAAGACTTAGACTACCAAGAGAATCAGCGACAAGGGATTATATTCATTTACTCGTAAAAGACGTTAAAGACAGAGATTATATCCTGATACATATAGGGAACACGGCTAAAGATACAAGTGGTTGTATTCTAGTAGGACTAGGAAGCCAACAAGACATTGTTAGTAACTCTACTTTAGCTATGGACTTATTAATCAAAGAAATACTACATTTGGGCGGAGAAAATATTAACTTAATAATCAAAAACAAATAATATGAAAAAGTTTTTTCAAAAGTACCTTATCGGACAGATGTTAAAGTCAAAGAAGTTTTGGTACGCAATCAGTTCAGTAGTCATTCCTGCAATAGTAACTTACTTAGGAGTTGATGCTGATACAGCAAAAGAATTATATCACGCTATCTTAGTTCTTATCGTTGGACAAGGAATTGCAGACGTTGCTAAGAAATAATAGATACAGACTAAAACCCCACGAGGTAGTTGCTTTAGAGAAAATGAGGGAATCAGAAACTAGGAATGTCTTAGTTATTGGGGACCTGCACGAACCATTTTGTTTAGATAGCTACCTTGATTGGTGTTTAGAACAGTATGAAACCTTTAATTGCACAGAGGTAGTCTTTATAGGCGATGTAATAGACAATCACTACTCAAGCTACCACGAAACCTCTGCTGATGGAATGGGTGGCTTAGAGGAGCTAGAATTAGCTATTAAGCGTATATCAAGATGGAGAGATGCTTTTCCTAAAGCTACTGTACTTATAGGAAACCACGACAGACTCATAATGCGTAAAGCTCAGACTTCAGCAATACCTAGTAAGTGGATTAAGTCTTATAAGGAAGTCTTAGAAACTCCTGATTGGAACTTTGTAGAAAGATACACTTTAGATGGAGTACAATATATACACGGAGAAGGAGGTACTGCTTCAACTAAGTGTCGTGCTGATATGATGAATACAGTACAAGGACATTTACATACTCAATGTTATGTTCAAAATTTTGTAGGACAGAACTTCAGAATCTTTGGAGTCCAAGTTGGTTGTGGTATTGACCACGAAAGTTATGCAATGGCTTACGCTAAATATGGTAAAAAACCTGCGGTCGGCTGCGTTGTTGTTCTAAATAACGGTAAAACTCCCATCAATTTGCTAATGCCTTTATAGGTTTTTAGTACATTTTCAATCATTTTCTTATTTATTTTTAGGTAATATACCTCTACTGTTGCTTAAATGTGTTAAAAACTTCGTTAAAAACTTGGTTAATTAAAAAAAAGGTTTTATCTTTGAACCATCAAAATTAAATTAATTAAAAAAAATAAAGTGAAAAAATTAACAATCATCATCAAGCAATTAATCAAGATAGTAAAATTTGATACTTCTTATCCAACTACAGAAATCAACTTAGTAAAATACGGAGCATACGAATTTAAGAATGGTATTTGCGAATATAATCAATACAGAACATTAATCAATTATTTAAAAGACAACTAAATTAATCAGGGGGTGTAAAAGCCCCCACAATACAATTAAGATGAAAACAACACAACTAAATGAAATATTAACTAAAACTCTTAATGAGTTAGATGGTATAGAAAGAGTTAATAGATTAAAAATGTATGTTAAAAAAGCTGATACTAAAACATTAAAAAAATATCTATCAGGAAAAACAAATGAAAATTGGACTATTGAGTGTTCTATTGCAAATGATGAATTAATAAAAAGAAACTAAGATGAAAAACTTTAAGATTACAAATTTAAAAAGCAAAGTAGTTCAGTATATGAACGAAAGCGAAAAGAATCAATTCTTTACTAAGAACTCTTTAGGAAACTATAAGAGAGAGAATGTTCAAGAACTAGACAGAGAAAGGTACAATAAAAAACTACACGATTTTGCTTTCTCAGTTGGACTAATGGCAGTCTTCTCAATCCTACTACTCTTAATGTGCGGTACATTAGGATTCATTGACTCTTTAATATTTTAATATGACTAGACTAGACGCAGAATACTTAGAATACACTACTTTCATAGATTACAATAAACCTCACTACTCAAAGTTTATGGGGTATCAATTAGACAATAAGAAAGTAATAGCAGAGGAATGGTACTTAAAACCTCAATACTTATCTACAGGAATAAACACTTATGATAGAATGTCAGGACACTTCAGTAATGACTTGAGCAATAACAATAGGTCAGTAATTGTAATAGGAACTGAACTACAGACTTTCAGAAAGTTTGAAGAAATGCTAAAGAATTATGGGTGGCAAACTCAAGATGATTGGGAAGTAGAATTGAAACCTGAATACTTAGAATACTATAAAGAAAATAATAAATTACCAATAATAATAAATTTAAAATAATGGCAGAAGAACTGATACACAAAAGAATGAATGATATTAATACATTTCAAGCTCACGAAAATGAAGTATATTTAAGAGGTACAGATGAATATGGAAATGACTTTCAAATTTGTTTTGATTCTTATAACTTCTTAGAATGGATTGATACAGAACATTTAAAATACATCAAAAAAGAATTAATTAAATACATAAAAACAAAATGAAAACAACTTTAAATTTTTATGAATTCGGACTATGGTTTGAAAGACATAGACCAAACAATTTCAGTCGTGCAGGATTAAGGTCTTTATTTGACTACTTAGAACAATACGAAGAAGATTGTGATACAGAAATAGAATTTGATGGTATAGCTTTATGTTGCGAATATACTGAATATGATGACTTAGGTGAGTTTCATCAAAATTATGACGCAGAAACTTATCCTGACGAAGATGCGATAATGGATTGTACAACATTAATTAAGGTTGGCGGAACTTCTTTTATCATTCAAAACTTTTAATTAAAATAAATTTAGTATTTTTAACAAAATTATAAACAGGCAAAAATCCTAGCCACTAACATAGGTAGAAATATATGAAAACAGAACCAAAAGAAGACTTCTTAATTGCTATACAAAGCGAATTAAAAGCACCTAAGAACCAATTTAACAGCTTTGGTAAGTATAAGTACAGAAGTGCTGAAGATATCTTAGAAGCCGTTAAACCATTACTAAAGAAGTATAACTGTTATTTAACTATAACAGAAGAAACAAATGAAATAGCAGGTTATTTAGTTCTAACATCAAGGGTAACTATAGCTTGTGGAGATGAATCTATCTTTGTAGAAGCTCAAGCAGGTATTAATCCTGAACGCAAGGGAATGGATATTGCTCAATCGTTTGGCTCTAGTAGTTCATACGCTAAGAAGTATGCACTTGGTAACTTATTCTTATTAGATGACACTAAAGACGCTGATAGTAATAAGGTAAACGAACCTATTTCAATGCCTAAAATGACTACTGACATTTACAATATTATGTTAGAGTTTATCAATACAGGAAAAGGTTCAGCAGTAATGTCTAAGATGAGAAACTACTCAATGTCTGAAAAGCAAGAAAGTACATTAATGAGAATGTTAAAGCAATACAATGAATAAATATTTTATATATAATAATGAAGAAATATTCTTTTTTTACTGCAACACATTAGATGAAGCAAAACAAAAAGCTATTATGATAAGTGATAATTCAAAAGAAATAATAGTTAGAGAAATAAAAGAAATTAGAAACTATTTAAAACAATAATTAATAAAGACCTGCAAAAACAGGCACAATAAAAATGGAAGTAAAAGGAAAATTAGTAAAGAAGTTAGAGGTAGAATCAGGAATAAGTAAGTCTGAAAAAGTTTGGAAAAAGCAAACTGTAGTAATTGACACAGGTGCAGATTATAACCCTGAAATAGCTATAACAGCTTTTGGAGATGAAAAGTTAAGGGACTTGGATAAACTATCTGTAGGAGATGAAGTTATGATAAAGTGTAACGTATCTTCAAGAGAATACAACGGAAGATACTTCCACAACATAGATGGATATTGGTTTGCAAAACAAAGTAATATTGATGAAATGATATCAGTTTCAACTACTAGACCTTCTATTGATGAAAATGTACCATTCTAATATGACACAAGAAGATAACTTTAAAAACTTATGCAACCTAACGACAACTGTCTTAGGCTTGCGTAAGGGTTCTTTAGCTTTAAAAAGTAGAAAGCAGGAACTTCAGGTAGCTAGAATGATAGCTAGTATTATTGCTAGGACTGAATATGATATTAATCGTTCTGTAATTGCTAAGGTAATTAATAGAGATAGAAGTCTTATCTACCACTATGAAAAGAAACATAATGTAAACTATGCTTCATTTCCAAAATACAGAGATATTTTTAATAAGATTCACAATGCATTTATAACAATAGAAGAATCTAAAAAGACTTTCAAATCTATTTTTAAGCTTAGAGAACATTTAAGAGTAAACAATGTTGTAGACAGCAATAAACATCAAACGATTGTAAGAATCAAATGTGGTGAAGTAGGTCTTGATGTAAAACTTTCTTACAGAGATTTCAGTAAACAATTAGAACTTATTAAAGAATCTTTGAATGGGTATAGTTATGATTTACAAATAATCACTGTATGAAGCACTTACTAAGTAGTACAGCATTTATAATATTGAACAAAGAATTAGCAAGGCAGGTAGGATTAAAAGAAGCAGTCCTACTTGCTGACCTAATTTCAAAAGAAGAATACTTTATTTCTAAAGGAATGACGGATGGTTGGTTTTTTAATACTGAAGCGAATATTGAAGCTGATACTACGCTAAACCCATATCATCAGAGAAAGTGTCTTAAAACGCTTAAAACACATCAAATAATAGAAACTAAGCGTAAAGGTATACCTGCTAAACAATACTTCAAAATAAACGAGTTACAAGTCCTTCAAATTTTAAACAACTTGTCCGATAAAAATTATACAACTATTAATAAGAATAAAGAAATAAAAATAAATAATAATATTATATCTAACAGACGTGATAATTTTGTTTCTGAAGTTTTAACTTTTGATTATGATGAAAGTATTTTAAATGGATTCATTGATTATTGGACAGAACCTAATAAGTCAAATACAAAAATGAAATTTGAATTAAACAAAACTTGGAAAACAGAATTAAGATTAAAGACTTGGGCAACTAATCAAAAGAAATGGGATAAGCCTAAGACTAAGTCAAAAGGAATGTCTAAGTTAGACGCACAAATTAATGAATGGCAAAAAGCAAAAGAATTATTATGATACCACTAAAAAAAGAAGAACTAAAAGAACTTACTGAAAAGGTTTTAGACTTACTAGCAAAGACAGCAGTAGAAATAGGACACAGGTCAGACGCTCAAACTTTAGCAAGTCTAAGTAAGATATTTGCATCAGACTTAATACAAGAGAAAAGATTCGGCAATATGTCTTGGAATCAAATACTAGATGCTTTTCACATAGGAGTTAGGTTTGGTAAAGACGAACCATTCTTAAACATCAGAACCTTTTATAAGTGGGTGTATGCTCATAAGAAAGTAATTGATGACGCAACCTATCAAGTAAGAACATTAGGTAACGACCCTAAGCAAGTAAGATATTATCAAGAACCTATAAAATTATTAAGATGAAGAAAGAAGAATTGTACGACCCTGTAAAAACAGGAAGTTTCCGAATGATGTTCGGATTCCCACAGCCAAGTACATACCGACCTCAAAAGTGGGTATCAATTAAAAAGCCTAAAGAAGAAAAGAATGAAGTTCGAAAACAAAGCAAATAAATTAAGGGAGCAAGAAACTCTTAAAACATTTGCTAATCATTTCGGATTGACATTTGCTAAGCATCCTGAATATGCACACATAGACGCAGTCCTTTATAACAAAGGAAAGATAACAGGGTTCGCTGAAGTTAAGGGAGTTCATAGAAGTATAGAAGATTCTAGTGATGTTATAGTTTCAATGCGTAAAATTGTAAGAGGTCAGATGTTACAAGTGCAAACTAAAAAACCTGTAGCTATCTTATGGGCATTTGATGACGCTATAGTCTATGAAAGAATTAACAACTTAAAAGGAATCTTCTACTATGGAGGAAGGGCAGTAAGAGAAGGAAGTACATTTGACCAAGAGATGTTAGTTAAAGTATTAATCAAAAACTTAATTAGAATATGAAAAAGACAATCAGTAAACTAAAAAAGGAGTTAGACAAGTGGTTCAGTCTTTACATAAGACTTAGAGAGGCTAACGAGTATGGAATGATTCAATGCTTTACCTGTGGGGTAGTCAGAGGATATAAGGATGGTATGCAGAACGGACACTTTCAAAGTAGGAAACATTTATCTACTAGATTTGATGAGGAAAATTGTCAGGTTCAATGCGTGAAGTGTAATGTATATTCTTGGGGAGAACAATATAAATTTAGTTTAGGATTAGATGCTAAGTATGGAGAAGGTACAGCAGAAGAATTAGAGTTTTTAGCTAGAACAACTTTAAAGATTTCTAGTATTGAGTATGAAGAAAAGATAAGTTATTACAAATCACTTGTTAAAAACTTAAAAGAAGATAAAGGAATACAGTAACTTTTTTAATATCTTTGGCGTATGATAGAACCCATCTACGCAAATGATGAACACAGAGTAATAGTAGAAACTTATATAACAATGTGCCAAGAGTTTGCAAAAGAAGTAAGCACAAAAAATAGATACAACAATTATTTAGAAGTAGTAGGAATTATCATAGAGTACCACAACAATTATGGAGCAGGGCAACGTGAAGAAAATTTCTATGATTGGTTAATGATAATACCAATTAACTTAGCAGTAGCAACTAATGGATTCTTTGCAGGAGTAGAAACAAAAAGCAATTCAGCAGTAGTCAGAGCATATAGATTAGTTCTTGATGAGTTAGTACAAAGCACAGTAGATAAGATTGACAAGATAGAACCAATTAATGACTGAGATTTATTTAGAAATATCAAAGCTATCAGATAAGTTTAGGACTATGGCTTACGGATTAACTACTGATGAGAACGAAGTCAATGAATCTGTGCAGGAATTAATGCTTTACTTTCTAAGTATGAATCAAGAAACATTATCAAATATTTGGGAGAAAGATAAAACGGAAGGAATTATTAGGTATGGTGCAGTAGCATTAAGGAGAGCTTTAACAAGTCCTAGAAGTAATTACTATTACAAATACAAGAAGTATTATAATGTAATTCAGGAGTTTTATACAAATGAAGAACAACAAATAAACGGCAACCACAAGCACATATACAATATTCCTAATCAAGAGATTGATTATCAATGGAATAAATTAGAAGAAATAGATATAGCATTAGAAGATTTAACTTGGTATGATAAAAAGATATTTGAGTTATATTATTATGAATCCAATACGTTAGATAGTTTAGCGAAGAAGACAGGAATTAGCAGGAATAGTTTATTTACGACAATAGACAAAGTAAGAGTAGAACTAAAGGCAAAGTTAAATGAATAAGTTCTTTGTACCACAGGAGATATATGAAGATAGAATGTCTATCTGTAAGAGTTGTGTTTACTATTCAAGTATTTTAGGAAACTGCACAGTATGTAAATGCTTTATGAAAGTGAAGTCTAGGATAGCAAATCAAGAATGTCCTCAGAAGTATTGGAGCAAAACTACAGAGGTAGAAGTTAGAACAGATATACCTGAAGAAATAATAGCAGAGATTATACTTTTATACCCTGACTTAAAAACAGGTAGAGCAAAAAACCAAGCAGCAAAAAGTAAGATGATTCAACTTTACAATACGATATACAATACTAACTATGGAACAGGAACTAATTGTGGTTCTTGTATATCCACTTGCTTTGATGGAATAAAAAAGATATATAAAGAATACTCAGGAAATAATTAATCAATAAAGGGTAAGACCTAAGAGCTTTTAATTTTTCAGACCTGAGTAGTAAAGGGGGGGTGTGGTTACCTCCCCAATACAATAAGACTATGGAGATAATAATATCAGATGGAGGAGATGAACAAGAAGGAATGCATATAACTTTAATTTTAAAGTGTCTAGTTTATTCATCAATTTACAAGACACAATGAACCGAATAGAAATAGTAATCGGCTCAACTAAAACAATAGAAGTGTATCTAATATGAAACAAAACAAGATAAAATGTAACTTAGATGACACAAAGCAAATTGAATTAGAACAATATGCTAATCAAAAAGTAATTGAAGAAGTGAATGAATTTAAACTATGGCTGTATAAAAACTACCCTGATAAATTTATAGATATAGATATTACTTTATTATATAAACTTTTTAAAAAAATAAAACAATAGATATGGAAAGAACATACAAGACAATCAAGTGGGTGTTAAAAGGACACATCAAGAACAAAGTAAATTCTTTATGGATATGGGAAGAAGATAACTTCACTTGTATCTTTGATACTTATTCAGGAAGTGAAAGAATCTACACGAGTAGCCAACTACTAAGACTTTTATCAGAATGATTATATTTACAATACTAGGCATCTTAACAGCAATCTTCTTATTGATAGTTATTCTTATGACAATTGTAGAAGGGAAAACAAAAGGCAAACAAAATGAAAAGATACTTTGGAAAATGGATAAAGTAGAAACTAGGACAGGAGGACTAGCACACGATAGAAACAGAAGTTATAGCGAAATACAAAAAGGAAATGAAAAACAATAGAATACCAAGTTACTACATAGGAAAAAGATATAAGATAGAAGCAAGAAAGGTTATAGAAGACTTTGACTTATCTTACAATGTAGGAACGGCTGTTACTTATCTACTAAGAGCAGAAAGGAAACACGCAACACCAATACAATGTATTGAGAAAGCAATTAACCACTTACAATTTGAACTTGATAAGCTAAAGAGATGACATTATATAAATGTAAATGCGGTAAAGAGAAGGAACTATCTAAAGCTACAATAGTTTTAAGGGATAAGAAATGGGTAGCAAAAGAAGCTGAATGTTTATGCGGTAAGTATATGGATAGCGAACCAACGGAAGGAATACCAACACTTCAAAGAACAGAGCCTAGTCTAAGTAAGAACAGAGATAAGCTTTGGGCAGGAGCAAAAGAAAAGATGGTGGGGAGTAAAGGGGTAAATGAATCATACGATTAAAATAAAACTAACAAATTTCTATTATATACTATGAAACTAAAAATCAACGAATTAAAACCAAACGAAAGCAATCCTAGAATAATCAAGGAGGCTAAATTTAAAAAACTTGTAAAGTCTATTCAGGATTTCCCTGAGATGTTAGAGTTGCGACCGATAATACTTGACGAGAACAATGTTATACTCGGAGGTAATATGAGATACAAAGCTTGTGTTGCAGCAGGGTTGAAAGAAGTACCTGTTAAAATAGCTAAGGGATTGACAGAAGAACAGAAAGAAGAATTTATTGTAAAGGATAATGTAGGATTCGGGGAATGGGATTGGGATGTATTAGGAAACGAATGGAACAATGAAAAGCTAGGAGAATGGGGAATGGATGTTTGGCAGCCTGAAGAAGCTGTAGACTATTCTGTATTAGATGACCTAGACTTAGGAAGCACTTTGTCAGAAAAAGAAGCAGGAGTAAAGAGAGCAATCCAAATAGAATTTGAACCTGAGCATTATGACGAAGCTGTATTACTAATAAACACAGCAAGAAAAGCAGGTAGGAATGTAGGCTTAACTGTTTTAAACGCTTTTAAGAATGAAGCATAATGTATATGTAATATCAGCAGGAAGATATGATAAACTCCCATTCAATGAAGAACAGAAAGGAAAATACATATTCTGTGTTAAAAATGGAGAAGGACAGTTATACAAAGATAATGGATGCTTGAATGTTTATGAGACAGGAAACTTGATGGACAGTAGGAACTTTGCTTTAGAACACGCATTCAAACTTAAAAAGATATGCGTTCAGCTAAGTGATGATATTAAAAAGGTAGTAGTAAATAAGAACTTTGGAGAGCCTGATAAAGTAGAACTTGATTTCGCCATTGAAGATATAGTTTCAAGGTTCATTAATGTAAAAGGAGTAAAGCTATTAGGAATACCACCAACAGATAATTACTTCTTTGCTGCAAAGTTAGTAAGCGTAAACACTTTCTGTATTGGAGATATGTTATTTGTAAAACCATCAGACATTAGATTTGATACTCAGCTCACTCTTAAAGAAGATTACGACTTTACTTTACAACATAAGCAAAGGGGAGATGTTATAAGGTATCAGAAATACTTATTTACTTTTGAGCATTATTCTAACAAAGGAGGAGCTGTTGATGTAAGAGATGATAAAGAAGAACAGAAAAACATAATGATACTCAAATCAAAGTGGGGAGATAAGGTAAGACTAAACTCTAAACGAAAAAACGAAATACTAATATGAAGACACTAAAGCTAGAGCAAGTAGAACACAATAAAAAAATAGGTAAAGACTGTCCTTACTATGAGCCAAATGTAAAAGAAGATTGTTTACTAGAAGTTGATGGTGAGATTGTAGGTTTTTACATAAGAGATGTAAAGGAGTATAGCGAAAGGTTGAATCTATTATTAGCAGTAGCCAACAAAGAGTTCAGGAGTGATAATGTGCCTAAGACAATCCTAGATAGAATGAGTACAGTACAGTTAAGTAAAACAGGAATGACAAGAAAAGAAGCAAGGAAAATAGGTGTAAGTCAATATAGCACAATACTTGGTTCTATTCCTCCAAGACCTGTAATGCGTAGACCTTACCCAAACATATCATCAGTACATAGAGTTGAAACCGCACAGACATTTGTAAAAGCAATGTGGGGAGCTTGTTTAGAAGCAGAGCAAATTATAAAACAACTTACACCACACATATATGAAAGGCAATTAGAATTACTTGAAGACGTTAAAGATGAATGGAAGTTTGGAACAATGTACACAGGTAGTATATCTAACTTTAACATATCAGCACCATTTCACAGAGATACAGGAAACATTGTAGGAACAGTAAACATAATCCTCACTAAAAGAAATAACGCTAATGGTGGGTGCTTAAATGTGCCTGACTATAATGTAACCTTTGAACAAGCTGACAACTCAATGTTAGTTTACCCTGCTTGGAAGAATGTACACGGAGTAACACCAATAAAACCAATAGCAGATAATGGGTATAGAAACAGCTTAATCTTCTATCCATTGAAAGCATTTAAAGGAATATAGTATGGACGAAAGTAGACACATAAAAAAGGAAAGCATCTTAAAAGCTTTAGAAAGTAGCTTAGGAGTTGTAACAGTTGCTTGTAAGTCAGCAGATGTTCCACGTTCAACATATTATAAATGGCTAAACCAAGATGAAGAATTTGCAGAAGCCGTTAGAGATATTGAAAACATAGCATTAGACTTTGGGGAAAGCCAATTACATAAACAGATTGGAGATGGTTCAACTTCAGCGACTATCTTCTTCCTAAAGACTAAAGGAAAGCGTAGAGGTTACATTGAAAAGTCTGAACTAGATATAACATCAGGGGATAAGGTAATCAATATGCCTGTAATAACATTCGTGAACACTGATACTGAATAAGAAATACAATCCACTATTTGAATCTGATGCTAGATACTTTATAATTACAGGAGGTAGGGGTTCAGGAAAGTCTTTCGCAGTTACAGTCTTTCTTACTTTACTGACAATGACTAAAGGGATAAGAATACTCTTTACTCGTTATACAATGGTATCGGCTCACTTGTCAATTATCCCTGAATTCTTAGAAAAGATAGGGTTACTAGGATTTGATGAAGTCTTTAGCATTAACAAGCAAGAAGTCCTTAATAAAAAAAATGGTTCAGATATATTATTTAGAGGTATTAGGACTTCAGCAGGTAATCAGACGGCTAGTCTAAAGTCATTACAAGGAATAAGCACTTGGGTATTAGATGAAGCTGAAGAACTTATTGATGAAAACATCTTTGACACTATTGACCTAAGTATAAGGGAAAAGAATATACATAATAGAATCATACTTATATTGAATCCTGTAACTAAAGAGCATTGGATATATAATAGGTTCTTTGAGGAGAAAGGTGTTGAAGGTGGTTTTAATGGTGTTAAAGACAATGTATGTTATATCCATAGCACTTACCTAGATAATATAGTAAACCTCTCAGAGAGCTTCCTAGAGCGTATTAAGAGCATAAAGCATACTAACTTTAAAAAGTACACGCATAAAATCTTAGGAGGGTGGCTTGACAAGGCAGAAGGAGTAGTCTTTGACAATTGGAGTATAGGAGAATTTAATCCTGATGGACTTCAGACTTCTTGTGGAATGGACTTTGGTTTTAGTGTAGACCCTGACTCCTTGACTGAAGTTGCTATTGATAAGAAGAAACGAAAGATATACCTAAAGGAACATATCTACAGAAACGGATTGAAGTCAAATGAACTTGCTCAGATAGTTTTAGATAAAGTAGGGCAAAGTCTGATAATAGCTGATAGTGCTGAACCAAGACTGATAGCAGACCTTAGACATTTGGGAGTAAACATCAAGCCTGTAAAGAAAGGAACTATCGAAAGTGGTATTACTCGTATGCAAGATTATGAGCTTATCATAACACCTGAATCTACTAACATAGCTAAAGAGCTAAACAATTACATATACGCTGATAAAGGCTCTAAGCTTTACGTAGACAACTACAATCACGCAATAGACGGAATAAGGTACAATGTAATTTACCACCTAGACAATCCAAACGCAGGGAAGTATTTCGTTCAGTAAACTAAAATCAACAAATTTCTATTATATAGTAGATGAAAGTAAAAATTAAAAAGGAAGGTAAAGTAAAGGAGTTCAAGCTAATCAATAGTTGGTCAGATGTTACTCTGTCTACTTGGCTTAAACTTATTGACTTTGAAACAGGTACAAAGACTGAAGAAGCTACTGAAACAATAGCAGCACTATCTGACATTCCTAAGAAGTTAATTAAGGAACTATCCTTATCAGACGTTGCAGTTATAATGAGTAAGGTAGGAGAGTTACAACAAGAGCAAGATACAAAGCTAAAAAGGATTATAGAGATTAACGGAGTTGAGTACGGATTCCACCCTGACTTAGATTCTATTAGTTTAGGAGAATACGCAGACATTGAGCAGTTCATCAAGAATGGAATAGACTCAAGTCTTCCTGAATTGATGGCTGTACTCTATCGTCCTATCAAACTAAAGAAGAATGACATTTATATAATTGAGCCGTATGATGGAGATATTCGGCTCAGAGCTGAAGAAATGAAACTGATGTCAGCGGAACAAGTGCAAAGTGCATTGGTTTTTTTTTACACTTTAGGGAAGGTATTATCCGAGATTATGCCATTATATTTGATGGAGCGGCTGAAGGAAACGAAGACGCAGTAGCTAGTAATGACTTCGCAAGTAAGTGGGGATGGTTCGGAGTGATGCATAGGTTGTGTGGAGAGGACATTAGTAAATTAGAAAGTATTACAAACTTGAGTCTGTTAGAGTGTTTGACTTGGCTTAGTTATGAAACAGATTTGAACTCACAAAATAAAGTAAAAAGAAATGGTTAATAATAAGACATATAATAACGTAGTAAACACCTTACTTAGATTAGGAGAATACCACGACCAAATAAGCACGACTTCAGTAGGTGATATTTTTGACATCAACTTAGAGAAGATGCAGAAGTTCCCATTGCTACATATTAATCCAACAAGTGTAACTACAGGAGATAGTCAGCTTACTTATAACTTCCAAATATTCATAATGGATATGGTATCGGAAAAAGAAGATTGGACAAAGAACAATGCATCAGCTAACTTTCCAAAGCTTTACAAGACTTTAAGTAATGAGCAAGACGTACTTAACGAAACTCTACAAATAGCAACAGACTTTATAGGAATGCTTAGACATTCAGAACAACAGTCTTTAGCAGGAACAAATGACATTAATGCTCCTATCTATTTCACACAAGACCAATTCACGATTGAACCATTCTCAGAAAGGTTTGATAATCTTTGTTGTGGATGGACATTCACTATTGGAGTCTTAGTTCAGAATGACTTTCAAACTTGTATCATTCCTGTAACATCAGAAGGAGCAGGTTATTAATGAAATGGAAAATTGGATATATTACAATACAGTTAAGTTGGAAAGGATGGAAAATAACATTTGATTTATGAAGACTGAAAACATAGAAAGATACTTAAATAGCTTCGGTAAGCAAGTAGTGAATAGGTCTAAGGGAAACTTACAGAAAGCAGGTAAAGGAGGTAAGCTTGAGGAGTCTATTAGTTTTAAGGTAATTGAAGACGCTGATGGTTTTACTGTTCAGTTCTATATGTCTTACTATGGTCAGTTTGTAGATAAGGGAGTTTCAGGAACTCAAAAGAAAAGAACCTTTAAAGACTATAAAAGCAAAACAATAAAAACTCCTTACGGATATAAGAACGCTAAAGGACATTCACAGCCACCTAGTAAAGCTTTAGATAAATGGGTAGTAAGAAAAGGAATAGCACCAAGAGATGCAAGTGGTAAGTTTTTAAAGCGTAAGACAATAACATTCTTAATAGCTAGAAAGATTGGACGTTTCGGAATACAAGGAATAAGTTTCTTTCAAAAGCCTTTAGGACTTGGTTTAAAAGAGTTCGGTAAAGACTTACTAGGAAGCGTAAAAGAAGATATAATTAACAGCATAACAACAATTAAATAATGGCACTATCAATAGAACAGAATCCTTTATACACACTAAATCCTGTAGGTCAGGAAGTAATATTTACAGTTAGTGATTTAACTACAGTTGGTGCTTACTTCAATGTCAAGTATGTAGCTGAAGTTCACATAAGTACAGTAGACATAGACTTAGCAACTACAACGGCTATAGTAGGAACATTCAAGACAACACCAAACAACACAGGAGTAGGTATGTACGACTTCAGACCTATTTTAGAAAGCTTTGTAAGTCCTGATAACTTAGCAGCTCTAGGAAGTGAATACAAAGGTGCAGCAACAACAGCTATTAAAACACATCCATTACATTTAGTAGATAAGTATTCTCTTAACGATAATGTAGTTAGATACTTAAAGATAAGATTTACAATAGAAGGTTCAACTACGGCAACAGGAACAGTAGCACAAGTAGGAGCTGAAGATGACTCTGTTCAATATACTTTAATCAATGGTTACTTAAAATATACAGACGTAATAAATAGAGATGCAACAGGGAACTTTGGATTCAATACAGAGATATTTCAATTAGGAGGTGGAGCAACAGGTAATCAATTGCTAACTAATGCACCAACTACTCAGTATGCTAATATAAATGACTACGGAACTTTATCTTTTATGACTACACCTAAAACAGGTGATGTATCTGATACAACTTTAGATTACTTTAAAATTAAATTATATGATGATAGTGGTTCTCCACTTGGAACAGATATTATAATAGAAAATGTTGATGCTAATGGGGGGAATACAACTTGGGATTCTGCAACTAAAAATCAATTATTTCATCTAGGTTGTTTCCCTGCTAATTTAAAAAATTGGAGTACTGTATTTCTTGCTAATATGACTGACTTATCTTATTACCTAGTAGAAGCTTTTAATAGTTCAGATGCGTCAATTTCAGATAGATATACTATTTATATAAACTGTCCTACTCTTAAAGGCTACGAACCTATAAGACTTACTTGGCTTAATCAATGGGGTGTATGGGATTACTACACATTTAAGATGAAGTCTACTAAGTCTATCTCAACTAAGGGAAGTACATACCAACAACTTGAAGGAACTTGGAATGAAAGTATATATTTACCTAATGGCTACAAAGGAGGAAAGAAAGCCTTTAGAGTTAATGCAATGGAAAAGATAAGTATGAACACAGACTTTGTAAATGAATCAGAATCTGAATGGTTTGAGGAGCTTATAAATAGTCCTGAGGTTTATATCTTAGAAGGTTTCCAAGTAGATGCAACTCTTTCTTCTCCTAATACTTATGTAACACCTGCAAGACTTACTACTTCAAGCTATACTAGAAAGACTGTAGCAAACGATAAGCTTATGCAGTACACATTTGAAGTTGAAAAGAGTAAAACACTAAGAACACAATCAGTATAATGAGCGTACAACTTATATTATATCCACAAAGTTACGAAGGAGTCTATAATGCTTTTTCAGGTTCTCCTTATGAAGCTATTGTCAATGGTATTTCTTTTACTGATTTAGATAATACAGGAACTTATACAACTACATCAGCTACACCTTATGTAGATACTTTAACTAATGCACCTCCTTCAATAATTAATACGTGGTATAGGTTTAGGAAAAACTTAAGTGGAACTTCTGCTTTCCCTACTGTATCTTTAGCTAATTTAGTTTTAGAATCAGATAACGCAAATATAACAGGAGTCTATCAACAGCTATCTAATTTAACAATAGGACAGCCATATGTTGTAACTATAAATATATCTACACCACAAGCAGGAGGTCTTGTTGTAGTAGGTGCTTATAATGGAATAACTCCTCAAGGAAGCTCTACATCTTACAGCTCAAATGTAACACAAATATCAAAGATTTTCATTGCATCTGCACCTCAGATAACTATAATGATAAGTTATTCTCATCCTGCTGCACTTAATCTTGAAATAAGTTCTATTTCTGCTTTACCTATAGGCTCTACAACAGCCGACCCTATCTTATCAGATGGTCAAGTAATCCTAGACTTGTATGAAGATGAAGACTTACCCTTGACTCTTAGTGTAGATAACTTCAAGAATGTAGCTGAGAAAGTTCAGTCATATTCTAAGGCATTTAATTTACCTGCAACAAAAAGAAACAATAAAATCTTTAATCAAATCTTTGAAATAACAAGGTCAGATGATGGAGCAATATTTAGTCCTTACAAGAAGTCTGAGTGCGTTTTAAAACAAGATGGGTTTGTTCTATTTAAAGGTTATTTAAGGCTCTTAGATGTAACAGATAAAGACGGAGAGATAAGTTACAATGTAAATCTATATTCAGAGGTTATAGCTTTAGCAGATTACTTAAAAGAATTATCCTTTAGAGATTTAGACTTTTCAGAATTATCCCACGATTATAATAAGACACAGATTAAATATAGTTGGAATGATGGGATAACGTCAGGACAGACTACCCCTATTACTTGGACTAATGCAAATACATCAGGTTTTAGAACAGACTTTGAAACATTAAAATATCCTTTTGTAAATTGGAATAATAATTGGTTAATTGCTAATGGTTCAACAGGAAGTAGTGCTACACTAAATAGACCTGAATTAACGTCTTTAGAACAAGCGTTCAGACCTTTCATAAATATCAAGTACATAATACAAAGAATATTTGAAAACACTCCTTTTACTTTTACTTCTAATTTCTTTGATACCACAGACTTTGAAAAGTTATATATGGACTTTAATTGGGGTTCAGCAGAAGTCCCTAATGTTACAGGTATAAATAGTTTTAATGGTCAATGGGCAAAACAAATATCAGGTGTTACAAGTGCGTCAGTATATGCAGGAACTACATTTACTAATTTAGTTTTAAAAAATACTCCAACAAATAATGTTCCTCCTAATTACGATTTAGCTACTAACATCATAACAGCTACAACAGATGGAGAGCAGTATAATATATCAGGAGGTTATAGGATAGAAAACACTTCTACTACAGTAACACAAGTTGTAGATTGTCAATGGCTTTATAATTCAATTCCAATAGCTGTAACTCAGTTGTCTATACCACCATCAGATTATAGAGATTTTTCAACTAATTTCAATCAAATACTATTAACAGGAGATACTTTGCAAGCTCAATTTAAAAGAAACAATCCTTTCAGTACGGCAACAGTTAGAATGTATGAAGATAGTATAACTCCAACTTCCAATGTAACTTTTAATGTAAATACTACAGCAATAACTACTAATATATTATTGCAAACATTAAGAGGAGAGTTAGGACAATGGGAGTTCTTAAAGGGATTGATGACTATGTTTAACTTAGTAACTATTCCTGATGAAAATAATCCTAATAACATTAAGTTTGAACCTTATGTAGATGTATTTATAAATAATACAGCAGGAACAAGTTTATCAGACAGAACTATTGAACACGATTGGACAGACAAGATAGATGTTTCAGAAATGAAATTAGAACCATTAACTGATTTAAACAGAAGGACTATTTTTAAGTTTGTTGAAGATGAAGATGACTTTGCTTTTATGAATTATAAGAATCAAGTAGGTGGACATTTATACGGAAGTAAGAAGTTTAACGCTACAGATGAGTTTAATATATTAGATGGATTAGATGAGATAATTGCAGAACCTTTTGCAGCTACAGTTATTAGACCTTTAAAGGATAATTTTGCTCAATTTATAACTCCTGCACTTTATTCTTATAATTCAGAAGATGATACTTCTGAAGGCTTTGATAATAGTCCTAGAATAATGTATGATAATGGAATCAAGACTACAGGAACTTCTTATTATATACCTGCACAAAATGGAGTTGCAGAAACAATAGCAGAAACAGACTTCTTACAGTTTAGTCATTTGTCAGACATACCAACAATAACATCATTACCTCCTGTACCTACAGACACAAGAGATTTTCATTTTGGAGAATGTCAATTACTTACAGGAGATGT